CTGCGTTTCTACTTGAGTTGCTTGTTGAAATTCGCAAGACTATTAAGAAAGCAGAGAAAGAAGGTTTGATTCCTGTGTTTCGTCTTAATGGCACCTCTGATCTTGCGTGGGAAAAGTATGAAGTGCAAGACAACAAAAACATTTTTGAGATGTTTCCCGATGTTCAGTTCTATGACTACACTAAGATTGTTGGTCGTAAGGTTTCTCACATTAAGAACTACCACCTGACTTTCTCTAATGCTGATGGTAACATCAATGACGTATTAAAAGCAAAAGCAGCAGGTATGAACATCGCCGTAGTGTTCAGAAAAGAATTACCGCAACAATATCTGGGCATGCATGTGATCAATGGCGATGAGACTGACCTGCGTTTCCTTGACCCAAAGGGTGTTATCGTTGGTCTGAAAGCCAAAGGTAAAGCCAAGAAAGATACTTCAGGATTTGTCGTATGAACAATGCATATCTAGCAAAACTTGCGTGTGAAGAACTGTCTGATACTCTGTTCTTTGGTGGCTTTGACTATACAAGAGAAAAAAGTTTGCAAGGAAAAGACAAGGTTTACACTTACAAAACAAATGCCTTTACTTTAATTATCAAGGGACGTATAATAACGATTGATAAAGAGAAATTCACTAGAGTTTCTGATGCAAAACGACACATTCAAATGAGGTATATTAAGTGAACAATAATGTACATGAGATTTTGCTGATTACGCAGGAAGAATGCGCTGAGGTTACTCAGGCTATCAGCAAAGTTTTTCGATTTGGGTTTTCAAGCAAACACCCTGTTAGTGGTAAAAGTAATCTGTTTTCTTTAGAAGAAGAAATTGGTGACCTGCTATGTATGGTTGACCTACTACTAGCTGAGTGCGTGATTGACGGTCAACGTGTTATGGAAGCGAAAGTTCGCAAGTCAGAAAAGCTGAACACTTGGTCGAATATCAAAACAGAGGTAAAGCAAGATGAATGAGTATACACCTGATCGCTGGGTAATGATTAAATTTGAAGATGAAGAACAGACTGTCCATAAGATTCTTGCTGGTTGGTCAGGTAGTTATCTTGAAGGTCAATCGTGGAAACTTAACAGCGGAGTAGTAAAGATTAAAGAAGATGGTCAGTGCTATTTGTTTCATGGTTCTAGTGGTAGCGTATATCGTTGTCACAAAAGCGCATATGGATTGAATATGATTATGTCTGATACCTTTAATCGTTGGATTAGAAATAAGTCAGCAGGAGATATCCCATTCAACATGGCAATGTTGCCTGAAGACACTAATTTTATGGAGATTAATTATGGGTGATTATGGATACAGAATTGACTGCGAAACTGCTGATAGAATTTGTATCGCTGTTCTGAAAGATCATCGTGATTTTCTGCAGGAAAAACTTAACGACTATGAGCGAGGTGGTTATCTACACCCAGAAGATGTCTTAAAGAATAGGAAACTCATTAAGAGAATTACATATTTGATTGATAATTATTTTGGATGTTAAGGTAAAATGAACATTAATTTATTCTTAAACGATCTTGCTTCAAACTCTTCTCGTAACTATAAGATTGAGCAATTAGAAAAGAACAAAGATAACGAAGTTCTCCGTGAGGTTATTCGTCTTGCTTTAGATCCATTCACACAATTTTATCAGAGAAAGATTCCTGCATATGCTGCAAAAGGTGGTGGTTGTTTGAACCAAGCAATTGATTCTTTATACGATCTTTCTAGTAGAACGATAACAGGTAATGCTGCTATTCAACATCTTACTAAAATTTTAAGTGGCTTAGATTCGTGTAATGCTAAAGTTATTGAACGTATCATTAGAAAGGATTTAAAATGTGGCGTCCAAGTCTCAACCGCAAACGCAGTATGGGGTGGGTTAATCAAAGAGTATCCAGTGATGCTGTGCTCTGGTTACGAACAGAAGTTGATCGACAAGGTGAAATTCCCCGCATACGTCCAATTAAAGATGGATGGTATGAGGTTCAACGCTATCGTGCGGGAAGGAAAGGTAGAATTTCGTTCACGTAACGGTAAAGAGATTCATCTACTAGGAAATCTAGAAGCAGAGTTTGCTGCTCTAGCAGGTGATGTTGATTGTGTGTTTGATGGTGAACTGCTCGTTATGCTACCAGGAGATCATCAGTTTACTGATCGTCAAACAGGCAATGGTATTTTGAATAAAGCAAACAAAGGGACTATCTGCGCAGAAGAAGCTGCTATGGTTCATGCTACAGTTTGGGATGTGATTCCGTATATGTATTTTGTTGACGGTCATTGCTTAACTCCGTATAGCACCAGGTTTGCTTCTCTGAAGAAATTGACTGATAGTCAATTATCGAAAAATAAAAAGATTTGGTTAGTAGCAAGCGATGTTGTCAACACAATTGATGAAGCGCATGAAATTTTTAATAAATACCTTACCAATGGTTTAGAAGGTATCATTCTAAAAGATGGATCTGGACCTTGGGAAGATAAGCGTGCAAAACATCAGATCAAGTTCAAAGGCGAACTTGAGTGCGATCTTAAGATTGTAGCTGTTGAGGAAGGCACTGGCAAGTATGAGGGAATGCTAGGTGCTATCGTTTGTGAGTCTAACGATGGCGTAGTTAAAGTTAATGTAGGAAGTGGATTCAATGACATACATCGTAAGACATTTACAGAGAAGGATCTTTTGGGCAAGATTGTCGCTGTCAAATACAATGCTCGTATTAAGAATAAACTTGGTGAGGAAAGTTTGTTCCTACCCATCTTTGTCGAAATCCGTGAAGACAAAGATATCGCAGATACTTCTAAGGATATAAAGTAACAAAATGATTTTGGAGAGCAATTTAAAACAGAAGAAGTTCTTTGATGTAAAGTCAAAGAAGGACATGGCTGATGCGAAAAAATTCTTTACTGAACATACTTGGGGTAGAGGTGGTTGTCCTTTCTTTTTGGAGTTTCCATACAGCACAGTTCAAGATATGATCAAAGATAAAATTGTTCACCATGTTTTTGAAATAGAATTTGATAGATTTCACCATGGAGTGGGAAGATGATTAAAATTGTAATTAATGCTGATTTTGGCGGATTCAGTTTGTCTCACGAAGCAATTCGTAGATATGCGGAACTAAAGGGAATTACTCTTTTCACTGAGAAGACAGATAGTGAATATATTCCGTATTCTTACTCTATTGATGAGAAGGGTGAGATTCCTTTTTACGACAACGAAATCCCACGTGATGACCCTGCTCTGGTACAAACAGTGCAAGAACTTGGCGAAGCTGCGAATGGCAATTTCGCAACATTGAAACTTACTGAGATTCCTGATGGTGTAAACTGGTACATCTCAGAGTATGATGGTCTTGAGCATGTAGCCGAAAGGCATCGCACCTGGACATAATTGCAATTTGACTTGCTTTTAATTGGCGTATGGTATATAATATGAATATGAAGATAAATCTTAAATCTTTGAAGCCACGCAACTTTGTTGCTATGGATCTACGCACACCGAAATATCGTAAACGTGTAGAAAATAGCAAGAAAGCATACAAGCGTATTAATCAACGTGAAGTTAAGGAGATGGCATATGCCTAACTGGTGTTTTAATTCAGCAGTTCTTCGCAATGAAGATAAGACTAAGATAGATGCGCTTGAGCAAGAACTAATGCGCAATCAAGATCAGCAGTTGTTCGGTGCGCTTGTTCCTCGTCCAGCAGACCAAGAAGATAATTGGTACGACTGGAATACTGAAAATTGGGGAACAAAGTGGGAAGCGAGTGTTATTGATTGGGAGCGAACAAACGATAATGAGATCTTTGTCTCGTTTGACACTGCTTGGGCACCTCCGATTGCTTTCTATAATACAATAACTAATGGTGGTTGGAATATTGAAGCGCAATACTGTGAACCAGGAATGGGATATGTTGGTCAGTATGTGGATGGGATTGATGACTACTATGATTATGATATTTCTGACTTAGAAACTATTGAGGAATTACCAGAATCTTTGATTGAGTTCGCAGGACTTCGCGAAGAACATGAGTACTGGAAAGAATCTAATGAGGAACAATAATGAAGCAAGAACTTGATGAAGCACTATGCGCAAAATACCCACTGGTCTTTAGAGATCGTCGAGCACCTATGACTCAAACAGCAATGTGCTGGGGGTTTAGTTGCGGCGACGGTTGGTATCATATCATCGACACTCTCTGCGGATTGCTTACTAGCAACTATCGTAGCGCCAAAGACAGTTACGATAGTCTAGTGCAGTGGAAAGCAGAAACAGGTAGGCATCCATGGAGAGATGGTAAAGAAATTACTGATGAAGATATTCAGAATGCGAAACTAAACATGGAAGAAGAAGCTGAGCGTGTTCCTGTTGCAGTTCAAGTAAAGGAAAAGTTCGGTGGTCTTCGTTTTTATGTTGACCGAGCAAGTGAAAAGCATTACAACTACATTAATTTTGCTGAGAATATAAGTCATAGAACTTGTGAAGAATGCGGTTCTCCTGGTATGACATACACTATGGGATGGCATCGCACTCTTTGCGAAAAGCATGCTGACGAAGCATATGGCGAAGAAGCAGCAGAATACAGAAACAAAACTGGTCAGTGGTCAGATGAATATGAAATATGAAAAAATTCTACAGCTCATTTGAACCGATATGGGCACGCATTAAAAGTTTAGAAACCTGGGAAATAGTTGTAGAATTACCAGATGACTTTTCTTTTAATGGTGTGATGCCATATCATGTAGAAATTAAAGAACACAATAAAGCAAAAATTACAATAGTTGCTGCAAGTAAAGAAGAAGCAATCAAGAAAGTTTTAGTTTGGATAGATACACAGAAAGGTAGGAAAGACTGATGAAAGTATATATTGGTCCATATAAAAATTGGTTCGGTCCATACCAACTTGCAGAACTGCTTTGTTTCTGGGTAAAGAAAATACCAGATGAGCATGGTTACAAACGACATCCTGATTGGGTGCATGATTTTGGCACATGGCTTGCTGGTGGTGAAGACAAAGGTCAAGAATCATGGCTCTACAAGTTTATGTTGTGGGTTGACAGCAAGCGCAAGCGTAATATCAAAGTTCGTATTGACAATTACGATACTTGGGGCATGGATACTACATTGTCTGTCATTATCCTTCCAATGTTAAAGCAGCTAAAAGCAACAAAGCATGGCGCACCTTATGTTGATGATGAGGATGTCCCAGAAGAACTTCGTTCTACCTCTGCGCCAGCAAAAGAAAATGATTACGATATTGACGCCAATCATTTTGAACGCTGGGACTGGGTCATGGATGAAATGATTTGGGCTTTTGAGCAACACCAGCCA